ATCCATTAATAAACTAGCTGTCTTTATTTCATCTGCATTATTTCCTAATCCTGATTGATCCTTAATACCTAAAAGCATAGGCGATACAATTCTATGAGCCACCATAATTTTTTTAGTGGATTCTTCACTTAGGAATTGGTATTGTTGATGAGCATCTGAAAGCTGTACAGGTGTTATATCTGCTGCTGCTTCTTTATTGTCATTAAAGGCAAGTATGAATTTTCCAGCATTACTCGTGCCAGAAAATTTCTGTGCTATTTTTTGTTCCAATAATTGTCTTTCTTCCTGATTTGGAGTACCATTGTTAAAGTTAATTAACATACTAGGTGCTAAACCATTCATTATATTATTTAAATGATAGTTAGAAATCTCCTCCTCTAATTCAGCATATTGTAAGCCACCCTGATAATCAACAGGTGCATAGTAATAAAATCCTGCCTTATAAGGTTTAATGTAATAAATCTCTATTGGCTCTTTTGACATACCAAAAGCAGGTATTCTTTTTGGAACTTCATTAGGTTTTAACTTAGCCCAATCTTTATAATAATAATATGCAGGAATTTGACCATCTTCATCTGCTTTCGCTGCTCTCAATGTCTCAACAGGTATATGTTCTAATTTAACAATCTTAGATCTGTTCTTATTATATATGACCTGCACAGAGCATTGCCCCATTAACTTTAAATCATAACATAATTTTCTAACGCAATCTTTTTTAAACAAAGAAATCATCTGTGCATATTCCTCTGGTTTCCTAGATGAATCAGTTGCATTTAATCCTTTGCCATATATCTGCTGACTTATGCCATTTATTGCAGCATTGTTTGTTGGACTTCCATTATATCTGTCAATTAAAAACTGAAAATAATTATTATCAGCACCATAATCCACCCAATCCCTATTATTTACTTCTACGATCTCTGGAGATGTATATGTGCTTAAATTGACAAAACTATATTCAGAGTTATGTCTAACAAATTGTCCTTTTTTATTTCTTTTTAAATTTTTTTTCATGATGTTACAATATAATCATTATTATAAGCAGTCGTAGTTACAAACTGACCTTTATTCATATCATAATATTTATCAACCTTTTGATCAATGGTTTCATCTGTGCAAAATATTCTGTCTTTATAAAATACATTTATAAAATCACTTGCATCATTCCATAATCTTGTATAATTCTGCCATAAACTAAAATTCTGATTCCAGAAAGCATAATTAGAAAACAATTCTAAATCGTAAAAATGATTTACAACTAGCAGAGGATTAAAAGATTGCGACCATGTTAAATAATTTCCTGATGTACTCGCACCACTTATACTAACTTCTGTTCTAACATTAGTTGAATCATCTGTATAAGCCACCTGAAATGCACTTTCATATATTCTAGGAATAACTTTTAATGTTTGAGGTGTATTTGTATTAAGTACAATCATACTTATATAACGAAAATAAAATGTTTATTTGTAAAAATAAAAAAAGCACCCATATAGAGTGCTTCTTTTTTTAGATTAATTAGAATGAATTTCTAATTAGGTACGATTTGAGTAGCTGATCCTGTTACAACTCCTGCATCTACAAAATAAGGTGCAGTTTCTTCAAGACCCTCCATTACTAAGGTAAATCCTGAAAGGTCACCTGCAGCTGCTCCAGTTACAATTGTGCCCCCAGTTACCTCCATGCCATTTTCATAGCCACAAAGGAATTGATTTCCATAGTAATCTTCTACAACAATCACAGGTCTTGAGACTGCAATTAATTGTAATTCATTTTTAGTTAAATTATCTAAATAAGTTAAAGTCATATTTAGAGTTTGTGTATAAAAAGTAGTTCCATTATCTCTAGAACTAGTAATAGTTGTTTCCAAAGATGAATTTCCTTTTAAATCAAATTCAAACCAAGTAGGCGATCCTGAGAAAGCTGAAATGGTTTGGTCTGCATCAACAGTTGCAGTGACAGGAAAATCTGCCATATAAACTGTTTTAATGCCACCAAATGCTGATTTGCAAGGTACTTTTCTTCCTGTAGTTAATGAGCATGCCATAGTATTATATTTTTATTTAAAAAAAAAGGTAAGTAAGTAAAATCTCACTTACCTTAATTTTAGGTTAATTTAATTTATTAAGAATAGTAAACTAGATCCTCAGAAATGCCATACTGCACTCCTGCTGAAAATCTCATTACAAATCTTACATTTTGCGATCCATCAATGTCTTGCATGTCTATAACTTTCACTTCATTCATGTTATTTAACAATCCTGTGCCAAAGTATAAATTGCTTCTTTGAGCAGCAAACATTTTGTCATCTGTCATTCCTGGGCAAACAAAAATCTTGACACCATTAACTGATAATGATCCATTGTTCCACCATTGTGTTCCCTGTGCATTCACACCATTAGCACCTAAACCATTTGCAGCAAACCCACCTAGAGCTTGTACATAATGCTTAGCTACTGCACTTGGAATGTAGATAAATAAATCTTCTTTTCCATAAAGAGCAGATGGAATTGCATCAACAACTCTTGAAAGTTCTGCGATAACATTCCCTGCATTGATTCCACCACCAACAGCAGCTAAATCTTGACCTGCAGGAATATTTCCATCAGCAGTCATTAATGTTTCAAATCCATCATATTCTCCTGCATTTGCATTTACTCCAGAAAAGATAGTTTGTTCTGTTTTCTGAGCAACTTGATTTGCTACATGAGCAATCATAAAGTCGCTAAATTTAGGAGGTAAAGTTCTACCCATACCATAGCCCATTGACTGAGCTTCCCAATCATTTATAAAATCTTTCTTACATAATTGAAGGTTTACTTGTAACTCCTCTGGCTGAATTATTCTTTCAGTTAGAGATACACTAGAATTTGGATTAAAGTCACAGCTAGCATCTGATACTACTGCACCTGTATCCAACCTCTTGATTACTTCTTTGTAAGCAATATTTGGTTTTACTGTTAGACCTCCATCATCAATAGTGGAAGCACTTAATAAAGCTGCAGCTATATATTCACCTGCGAACTCACCTGCATAGGTTGTCGTGATATTAGTTGCAGTTGCTAATTCAATTTTTCTATTATTCATTTTATTTAATTTTTAAATTTTAATTTATTACGCTTCAAATGCCCAAATTCCCTGAGATCCACAAATTGCCCACTCAGTAGAAGATACTGCACATAATTCAACCCAATCTCCTTTTTTAGAAGTTCCTGCTGTATTTACAATATGCTTTCCATTTGCTCCTGCACCATTACTAGCTGCTGAAACTACTGAATCAGCCAAAGTGAATGATCCAATAATTTTATTATTAGCATGAGGATCTAGTGTTAAACCATGACTTCCTCCTGTTCCTAAGTTTCTAAATCTATAAGATAAACCTACATAATTAGAATTTAATTCAGGTAAAGTGTGAGTATGTGACCCACCACTTGAATTTTGATCTGCACCTGCAACTGAAACTGAGATGGCTTTGTTACCAACTAAAGATTCTTGTACAGGTCTGTTTCTGTTTACATCATTTGATGAATATTTAAATGTGCTCATTTTTATTAATTTATTTTGTTATTTAATTTATTTAAAACTCTATCTAAAGTTGTTTTATATTGTCCTTTAGCGAAAACTTTTTGTTTGATTTCTCCAAAAGATGCTTCAGGGCTATGTTTAATTGGCTCAACAGCAGCTTCAGATAATTCTTCTTTTGAAAATTCTTCTTTAATTGTTCTGGATTTAGGTTGTCTATTGACTTCATTTTCCATTTCAACTTCTTCTTCTTCTTCCATTTTATTTTCCTTATCTCTTTTTAGATCTGAAATAGCATCTTCAAGATTTTTAATCCTTTTCTCCATGCCTTTCCAATCTCCAACTGCAGCTTCTTCATCCATTTCTTCTTCATCTTTCTTTTCTTCTAAATCTTCTGTTTCTTCTTTTTTGTAACCATCTTCATCTTTTTCTTTTCCTGCATCTTCTTTAGCAGGTACTCCATCTGATGGGTCTCTCATATCAGCAATAATGCCTTCTTCTTCAACAACAATCAATTTGCCATCTTCTGTCATATATTCGCCAACAGGCATAGCAACCTTTTCATCATCTGTTTTAATAAATATCTCTTTTCCTTTTTCAAAAGAGTCAGCTTCTATAAGTGTGCCATTTTCTAACTTTTGTTCTTCAAGTTTTACTTCAAGATTTAAAAGTGTTTTTATTTGATTTATCATTTCTTGATTTTTCATAATATATAGTATAACGATTTTAATTTATAATTTTGCATTTTTAACTTATTTTGGTTACAACACCAATCCCCTGATTCATTATGTCCTGATTACAGCACTTTCTAGAATAGGTTAAACTATCTTTGCATAAACATGCTCTAGTTGATCCTCGTGGACTACTTCTAGCAGGAATATAATTTGTGATTTTTCTATTCATTTTATACCCAATCAAATCCTTTAAATAAATTAATAAGATCTCTGTTTCCCATTAAATCATTTTCTAATTTTTCTGATTCTGAATATCCTTTTATATTATTAGGATCAACACCTAACTCCTTAGCAATTTTAAATGCTTTGACTCCAACATCATTTATTTTATCTTTCTCTTTATCAATTACTTTTTTAAATGATTCAGCACTATTTACTAATTTATTAGATGCTTTTACTCTTGCTTTTATAGTTTTATCTAAATCAGAATTTAATTTATTATCTGCTTTGATTTCATCTTTAAATTTTTTAATTCTAGTCATCATATCTTTTCCTGATGCTACAACTTTTTTTAAATCATCAGCAACTGATAATTCAACCTTTGCTAATTCTGTTTTATCCTTTGGCAGTTTAGCCACTATCTTATTAAATTTTTCTGGTGTAATCATGATTGTAATATTTCTTTTATTTTATTAATTAATTTTTCATCTTTTGATAATCCAACAGAATCTTTTGGTCTTTCCATTTTATCAGCGAAGTAGCCCTCTATTGAGAAGCCTTTGACTTTTCCTGTTTTAACATATTCATTCCAGACCTCATCATTATTTACTTTGACTGAGCCCATCCATGTTCCAACAGGCACATTCATGCCATATTTTCTAGATTTGTCAAACTTTGTGTCCTCAACTATCCACGATTCTACTAATGTCAAACCACTCAAAGAATGTTGATGTTCTAAGGTTGAATTATTTTGATTTCCATTTTTGAGATATAATTGAGATGCTTTCTCAACTGTATCTTTTGAGAAATAAATGTAATAATCATCTTGATCATCTGAGTTTCTGAAAATAGGTTTATTAGGAATTAATAATGCTCCCATTAATATTTTCTTTTCCTTATTTATTTCTGCTAATTTGATTTCATCAGCTTTCAAAGCGACAAAATCAGCTTCAATAGCAGGCGATTCTACAATGCTTATTGCTTCAATCCCTGTCATATCTTGATCTTCATCAAGCACTAATTCTACTATTCTCATAATATTATAACGAATTTAATTTTGTTTTTTGTATTTATAATGTTGCACCATCAACAATATTTCTTTCTAAGCTTTGAGCAGTAGTTACTTCACTCGCAACAACAAAGGTTTGTATGGGTTGCTGATTCTGACCTGCAATAACATTAGCAAGTTGATTTTCACCTGTTCCACTTACTGATGTTAGGTCTGGAGGGGTTGATGCTGCTGCTCCTATTGATGCTGCAGGAGTTTGTATGTCACCCCCACCTACTGAAGCACCTACTGAAGCTGCTGCTTGTTTAGTTGATTTTACTGCACTTTTAACTGCACCAATTATCCCTATTGCTTGAGCCACATATCCAATAATTAAAGGTATGTTAGCAGGAAATGGCAATGCACTTGCTGTTTTAGGAACACCTGCTGCACTATCAACTACTGCACCTGTTGCTTTTACATTAGCTTTAACAACTGTTTGTTTTGCAGCAAATAATGTTGACTTTGCTTCCATTATCATTTCTTTAAGAGCTAGTGCTTGTTTTGCTATAAGAATTGCTTTTCCTAATTTACTTTCTGCTCCTGCTATTGCAACTAAATCATTAAAAGTTTTTTCTTTTTCTGCTCTTTTCTTTTCTTCTAAAGCTGTTTCTGCTTCTGTTATTTCTGTTTTTCTATCA